TCCTAAAGTACACCGTACCATCACAAACGGTCTTTACCTTCAAAGGCACGACTACGTGGAAATGTCCTACGGGTGTGACCTCTGTTGACTACCTTGTGGTTGCGGGTGGTGGGGGTGGTGGGAAAGCACTTGGTGGTGGTGGCGGTGCAGGTGGTTTTCGTACAGGCACTGGTTTAAGTGTCACTGCTGGAACTGATTACACAATTACCGTTGGTGGTGGTGGTTCAGGCTCAACATCAAGAACAGTTAACGGAACCACCGGATCTAATTCCGTATTTTCAACAATTACATCAGCCGGAGGTGGCGGCGGTGGCCCCAATAATAGTGGCACTGGTTTCGCAGGATCAAACGGTGGTTCTGGAGGTGGAGGAGGTGGCGGAAGCAATGCTGGCGGTTCAGCAGGATCGGGAAACACACCATCAGTAAGTCCCTCTCAAGGTTCAAATGGTGGGTCTGGTGTTACAACTGCTCCTAATTATGGAGGTGGCGGCGGTGGTGGTTCTTCGGCAACAGGTGTTTCTGGAACAGGAACAACGGCAGGGAATGGAGGGGCTGGTACTGCTTCGTCCATCGCTGGCAGTAGCGTGAATTATGCGGGTGGAGGCGGCGCAGGATTATTTGGTGGAACGGCAGGAACGGGCGGCACTGGAGGAGGCGGGGCAGGAACAATCAACGATACTACTGCCGGAGATGGATCATCTAATACAGGTGGAGGGGGCGGCGGGGGTGGTTTTGTGAGTTCTGGTGGAAACGGCGGCGCAGGCGGCTCCGGTATCGTAATTATCAAAATCAATCAATAACATGACTACAAAAACATATCGCTTCCTAGGAATAGACACAGCTATGCACCTGTTAAGGCCCGGTGCTAAGTGGGAAATTTCTAATAACGTCTTTACACGATGGGATGATCCGAGACCTTGTCCGAGTATTGAAGAGGTCTACTGGGTAATAGACAAGATCAAGGAGTTTGAAGATTCAATCCCTACGATTTGGCTACCTGAACAGTTAGAAGAAATGGGCATCAAGCAAAAGGAAATTGAAGATGCAATTGCATAATCTCTTTCCGACACCTGTAGGCTTTGCTGAACTCGGTAGACCCTTGTCCGATGAGGAGTTGTTCTTCATCCGTGAGTTACAGACAAGACCTAATCAAGGAAATACGACAAGCATTGATAACTTTGTCTTGCGTAGCCCTGTACTGACGAACCTACGTTCGTTCATTGAAGATGCTGTCTCGGAATACTTTAAGTCTACAGTCAATCCTAAGCACAATGTAAGTCTGAGAGTCACGCAAAGCTGGTGCAACTATAGCGAGCAAGGTCAGTACCACCACAAACACGCTCATCCTAATAGTTACATCTCAGGTGTGTTCTACGTTCAGACCAACCCTGATGACAGGATTTACTTCTACAAAGATGGCTGGCAGCAGATTAAATTCCCTCCTGACCAGTGGAACCCGTATAACAGTGAGAGCTGGTGGTTTGAGGCTTATGCAGGCAGGCTGATTCTCTTTCCTTCGTCATTGACACATATGGTTCCTGAAGTCAGGGGCGAGGACACAAGAATCTCACTCAGTTTTAATACCTTCCCTGTCGGTGTCGTTGGGGAAGAGATGGATTTAACCGGACTTAGGCTGGAGGCGTAATGGCTCACTTCGCAAAGATTGACGAAAACAACATCGTCACGCAGGTTGTCGTAGTAGACAACAAAGATACTTCAGACGCTAGCGGTGTTGAGAAAGAACACATTGGTGCTGCCCATCTAGAAAAGATTCTCGGTGGGACGTGGAAGCAGACAAGCTACAACGGCAACATGCGTAAGAACTACGCAGGGATTGGTTATACCTACCGAGCAGATATTGACGCATTTGTGCCGCCTAAGCCCTTTGCTAGCTGGTTGTTAAACGCTAATGCTCAGTGGGAGGCTCCAGTAGCGATGCCCACAGACGGTAAGATGTATGCGTGGGATGAAGAAGCAGTCAATTGGGTAGAGGTCAATAATGGCTAACGTCCTTAATGCAGCTACCGCTGGAACCTCCATTACGTCTGACAACACAGACATCCTAGAGATCAAGACAGCAGGTACTACAGCACTTACAATCTCTGCTGCACAAGCAGCAACCTTTGCTAAACAATTAGCACTAGCCTCTACATCGTCGCAGATCGGAGCAAAGCTACAAGGCGTGGTTGAGACCATCACAGTCTCTGCCACAGCAGCAACAGGCACGATTAACTTTGACACGACAACTCAAGGTGTCTTGTACTACACAACGAATGCCTCTGGGAACTTTACAGTTAACTTCCGAGCATCTTCTGGTACTTCGTTGAATACTGCAATGGCTACGGGAGAAGTCCTAACCTGCGCCTTTCTGGTGACCAATGGAAGCACTGCTTACTACAACTCTGCCGTACAAGTAGATGGTTCGTCAGTCACTCCTAAATGGCTAGGTGGTACTGCTCCTAGTGCGGGTAACGCTAGTTCTATAGACGTTTACTCTTACTCCATCATCAAGACTGGATCAGCAGCGTTCACGGTCTTGGCTTCACAGACAAAGTTTGCATAATGCCTATCATCCAATCATTAGGTAGCGCCTCTGCCCAAGGATTTGGATCATTTGGTGTTGGCGTTAGAGGCCCGACAACCATTGGTGAGTTTTGGCAGGGTGGTTACTACGCAGGTCAGATAGCCTTTGGTGGTAACACTTACTATCTTTTAGTTTCTCCTGCCGCTTCAGGACAGTCACAAAAACTATGGGCTACAACGGCATTGCAAACATCTTTAGGTTTATCGACCTATGATGGGGCAACTAATACGTCTGAGCTGGACTCAGCGACATTTCCTGCTGCTCAATGGTGTGCTGGTCTAACGATTAATGGGTACTCGGATTGGTATCTGCCTGCGCTTTATGAGTTAGAGATTTGTTATTACAACCTAAAGCCAACGACTGACAATAACGTAACAACTGTAGGCTCCAATCCTTATGCAGTGCCTGCAAGAGGTTCTAACTACACAACAAGCGTTCCAGGCCAAACCTCTGTAGTAGCTTTCAGAGAGGGCAATTCTGAGGCTTTTGCATCGGGGTCGGGGCAGCGTACATGGACAAGTACCAATCCAAGTTCTACGTCAACATCGGCTAGGCGCATTACAATGGATGATGGTACTCAAGCCATCAATGATAAAGATTTGAGTTACTACGTCAGAGCTATTCGTAAAGTCCTAGCGTGAGGTTGTCATGTCTCCGGAACAAAAGTCAGATGTACTTACAGAAGTTGTAAAAGCAACACCTCCTGTAGTCATTACAACCGCTGTAACTGTAGGTGGACTGACATTAAACGAATGGGTAGCAGTTGCTACCTTGCTCTACATTGTGTTACAGTCCGGCTGGCTTGTCTGGAAATGGTTCCATGCCATAAAAGATAAGAAGAATGAAGCACAATCTTCCGATAGTTAAAGTAGTTTGGGAAGATGCCTGCCACGACACTCTGGGATGGGGTGATAGCCCAGAGAAAGCCAGGGAATTTCAGGTTCCGCTTGTTGTTTCTGTAGGGTTCTTGATTGCAGAAAACAAGCAGGGCGTGAAAATTTGTCAGTCATTGACTGACGACGCAATTGCTCAGTCTTTGGTGATTCCGCGAAAGATGATCCAGAGCATAGAGCGCGGAGCTTGGCGTGAGAAAAAAGTCAGAAGATGAAGATTTCATCGCAGTCTGGAAAGAACTAGGAAGCCCAACGAAGATTTCAGACCGTATCGGTCTTACGCTTCGCAATGTGTACGAGCGACGAAGGGCAATCGAGAAGAAATACAACATCCTTCTACCCACAAAAGACGCTCGTTTTACCTTACCAGAGAATCGTAGGCGAGCAACGCTAGAGGCCGAAGGTTATGTGATCGTATTTTCTGACGCTCACTTCATGCCTGGTGAACCCTCAGCGGGGTTCAATGCCCTCTTAAAACTCATCAAGACCCTAAAACCCAAAGCGATTATCGCAAACGGAGATATTCTCGACGGGGGAACTATCTCCAAGTACGGCCCTATGGATTGGGAGCCAGTCACAAGTCTACGAGATGAACTCGAAGCGGTTCAGTGGCACATGGATCAGATCGTCAAGGCTTGTAAAGGTCTAGGCACTTTCTTGCATAGAACCACAGGCAACCACGACATCCGGTTTGACAAAAAGTTAGCTGGCTCTGTTCCTGAGTTCAAAGGCATTCAAGGTACGACTCTTAAAGACCATCTACCGGAGTGGTCTGTCAGTTGGTCAGTCATGGTCAATGACATTTGCATGATTAAACACAGGCTCCAACACTCAGGTATCCACTCTGGCTACAACAACACCTTGAAAGCAGGCATCTCTACGGTCTCAGGGCATACTCATCTTTTGGAAGTCAAGGGATGGGGTGACTATCGAGGGCGCAGATACGGCGTATCTACAGGGATGCTTGCAGATCCTGATGGTAATCAGTTCTCTTACATCGAGGACAATCCTGTTCCTTGGTGCTCAGGCTTTGCCGTCTTGTGTTTCAGAGATGGTCTACTCTTACCTCCGGAGCTCGTCGAGGTTATTGAGGGGGCTGCGTACTTTAGAGGTCAAGCCGTTGGCTAACTTTGAACAAGCGTACGACAAGATGATGGAGGACGAAGGCGGTTACGTTCTTCATGAAGTCCAAGGAGATCGTGGCGGTCAGACCTATGCTGGTATTGCTCGCAAGATGCACCCAAAGTGGGAAGGCTGGCAGCATATCGACTACCAGGAAACACCTCCGACACAGTTAGTCCGAGACTTCTACAAAGTGAATTTCTGGGACAAGATCAAAGGCGATGATTTAACGCATGACGTTATAGCCTCGTCTCTCTTTAACTTTTCTGTCAATGCTGGCGTTCCCGTATCTATCAAACTTGCCCAGATATGCGTCAAAACGGCCCCAGACGGCGTTATCGGCCCTAAGACCATATCAGCGCTCAACCAAGCTAATCCAGAGCTATTTGTGGCTTATTACGCGCTAGCAAAGATCGCTAGGTATCGTGACATCGTGACGCGAGATAGAAGCCAGATGAAGTTCATGTTAGGTTGGATCAACAGGACGCTCAAGCTATGAACCTGCTCGGTATCTCTTCCATCGTTGATTCAGTCGGTAAAGTCATTGGAGATCTGCATACGTCCGACAAGGAACGCATGGAGCTTGAGTTAGAAGCCAAGCGTATCGACCAAGCGATAGACCTCGGTCAAATGGAAGTGAACAAAGTAGAAGCTGCCAATCAGAATATGTTCGTTGCTGGTTGGAGGCCTGCTATCGGTTGGGTTGGTGCTGGCGCGATGTTCTACCAGTTTCTTCTTTACCCGCTTTTGGTCTGGGCATGGACTTGGATGCAGGCAGAGCAGATCGTCCCGCAGGAGGTAAAACCACCTCCCATGCTGGATACCGACGCGCTGTGGGTTATTTTGAGCGGTATGTTAGGGATTGCTGGGATGAGGAGTTTTGAGAAGAGCCGCGGTGTTGCGCGGTAACTTCGTCTCGCACCATTTGCCCGATCTTGTCTCCGTGTACTTTGTCGATCTTCTCGATGATCGGAAGTCGTTTGCTTTTGGGTAGTTTCAGGATCATCTTCGCCCAGTCTTGAACGACAAACGGCAGTGCACTTTCGTACGCTGCCGCTATCTCCTCAACATCAGACGACTTAACTTTCTTGATAAGGTTGATCCACGACTCCACGGATCGACCACTCCTTAAACGCTTTGTGCTTTGCCATCGTGTCTGGGCACTCGGTTGACGGTGGAATCCATCCGCGTTCCCTCCAGATTTCCTCGACGGGTCTGAATTTTTCTGTCCTCGTCTGATTCTCGATTAACTCTTTCCAGTTGCTCATAGTAAGCCTTTCGGGAACGGATAGACTGCATCAGCGTGAGGAGTCCCAGGCCGCGGTGCATTGAAGAACCTCCTTTTGTCTAACTCTGTAGGCTTCCAGAATGCTTCAGGAGCCTCAGACTTGATAATGTGAATGATCCTCTCAAGTACAGGAGAATCATCCGAAATGTTTGCAGGACGCTTTGCAAACGCTTTTTTCAGCATGGTTTGGTGGTGTACGCTTAACATTAGAATTACTCCTTCATAAGTAACATGGAATTTATTTCTTTGTGTCTTTGTTTGTGGCATGGCTGGCAAAGCCAAACAACATCTAGCTTTTTGTCATAATCTTCATGATGGGCCAGCGATTTTGAGTTGCTACACTTTTGGCAAGGCAACCGCACAAGATCGCCTTTTTTTATAGCCCTTGAAACTGCGTTATGAGCCGCAACTCTTCTTTTATCGGCATTTCTCCACAAGCGATTGACCTCGTTATGTAATTTTTTTCTATGATCCAATGTTGATCTTTTTTTATCGTATTCGCGGTATTTTTCAAGATTGTTTTTTCTGTGTTTTGAGTTGTCATTTTTTGTACACTCTTTACATTTATTAAGGTGACCGTCAGCCATGTATTGATGTGCGTAAAACTCACTTAACAGCTTGACGGTCTTGCACTTAAAACATTCTTTTGAATCGACCATGCTGCATCTCCTGTGCTGTAGATGCAACCATTATAGACCGATTCTAATTAAAAGGGATGTCACTATCCTCGTCATCGTTAGTCTTGGTGGGTCTAGCTTCCCCGTCTTTCTGCTGGAACTTTAGCCCCAGATACTTTCCGTCGGAACCCTCGTTGACCCATCCTGAAATCCAGTATTCAACCCCGCCAATCATTGCTGAACCTCGGTAGTCTGGGTGTACATCTTTCTCTTTTTTCTTGTTCTTGCTGATTGATCCTGTTAGTTCTTTTGGCATAGCTTTTCTTCCATTTGAGTAACTTCGTTGAGAAAGGCAACCAGATCAGCCTCGATCTTGGTTAACTCTTCCGGTTTTGGCTCGTAACGTACGATGAAAAGTTGTAGATGTTCAGGCAGTCTTGGGTCGAACGAAACAAAGTCGCACCAAGTACGTCCTGTCACGAGCATTTGAGTAAGCATTTGTGGTTTGTATTTAGCGGGAACCTCCTTAGATAAAAGATAGTCGACATGAGTGTTTGAGTTGGGACACTTGATCTCGATCAGCCCTGAGCCTACAAACCCATCAGGACTCGCTCCAAGCCACTTTATCGACTTGTGAACATGAAACCCTGTCTGTTCGACAAAATGCCCTGTGTGGATTTCGTAGGCTGCTCTGGCAACGGGTTCTTGCTCTGTTCCCCATTGCATAGCTGCGTTAGTGAATGAATCACCCTGTAAGCCCGTCAGACGCTCTGTAACGAGTTGAATCTGGTAGTTCCTACGCGTAGCCGTACCAGGTTTCGCAAGCGCGTCTGAGGCTCGTGAAGCGGTTAGGTGGCCCAGTCTTGCTTTGTGCCAATCATCAGTTCTTTGTTCCATGTCAGTTCATCTTTGAAAATATTTCTGCAAATTGTGTGTGTTCGTTGTGCGCAACGACTTTGAATGTCAACGAGATTTTTTTATGATGCTTGTTAAGAAGCCAATCCTCAAACAATGCTTTAACGCCGTTATAAATTGCAGGCTCGGCTAAAGGTCTTAGAGTGACCAGTAGTTTGAGTTCATTCCCTACGGCATAAGCACCCCAAACATCGTTCAGAAACTGTTGTTTTAATCCAGTCGTTTCATAAGTGTCTTGGAACTCAAACCATAAATCTTCCAGTTCCAACGATCTTTTGCCGCTTTTTTTCCGTAAGTTAGCCATGTTTTTGCTCCTTTGTCTGATTTTTATCCGTAAATTAGCTGTGTTTTTGCACCTTTAATATCCCTCGTTCAATCATTGCTTGCATTGTGTTTATGTACGCTTGGTTCCAGAAGTCTCGACGTTCCTCACGAGACATTTCTTTCCCCTGGTCTAAGTATGCGTGACAACGAAAACAAAGAGATGCTACTAAAGCATCAGATACCTTGATGCCCATGCCTTTTCCTTGATTTCTATGGGCAGCGACTACAGTTCCATCTTCACAGAAACAAGATCCACAAGGCAGATGCCTGCAAGCCTCAAGCAACTTTTTGTTTGAGTACATTGATCTTCCTTAAGTCAAGTTCAGCGTCCTTCATCTCGTCTGTCCATACTAAGCCCTTCTCGATTGCGTACTGGAGGAGCTGCTCTACAAGATCAGAAAACTCAGACACGGTAAGCGAAGCAGTCGAAGGCTCGATCTCTTTTACGATACCTCCAGGAAGTTCAACAACACGAGAGGGTAGAAACCTTGTCTTAGCCCACTCGTGCCAGATGTCTTGGGTGTATTGCTGGCCCATTAGTTGTTCCGCGCAAGCTGTCAGGATCGACCAGTAAAGCCGATTCTGAGCCGCTGTGCGAGGAGGTTTGGAGATAGTTACCATGTAGCCTAGTTCAGTGGCTTCTATGGCCTCTATGACCCTTCTACGGTCAGTTTCAGTTGTCAGTATTGATCTCATTTCTCAGATACCAGTTGTAGTTAGCTCGAAAGGCTCGTCTCTCAAAGTCGGTGAACTTATCGTGACGCTCTGAGAACATGGCGTTGACCATGCGTCTCTTAAATTCTTTGCTGTCAACGTCAAGCCACATCAGGTAATTGTCGAGCCCAGACTCGTAAAGGTCTCCGAACAGGAACCTAAGAGCGGTAATCGTTTCATCTGTCGGTCTAGTTTTGTAGGGGGCTTTGCAAGCATCATCGACTGCCAGTTGAATCACAGACCAAAGTAGTTTCTTGCAACGCTCTGTCTGGATTGAGTCCAACAGTCCTTCTTCAAATGTGTTTAGGTTCATTTTCTTTTGTAGTAGTAAGCCCAGGCTTGCCTGTAGAGTTTTTCTTTCGTTACCAACTTGCGAGCCTCCAGAGCACGAATCATCTTGAGCGCATTCTGTGGTGTGCATCCAAACTTGGTTGCAAGATCGTTGAGTGACATCCAGTCATCGAGTGCAGTTAAGTAAGCCGTTTGTGTCGGCGTTAGCGGTTTAGACTTGTTGAGCATCAACCGTCCAAACTTCTCCACCGACTTCAGGAACTCATCTCGGTGTGAGATGAGAACCCCAGATTGCTTGGCAATGGAGAGAATCTGACTCATTTGATCTCCGTCAGTTCTTTCTTGCGTTGTTCCTTAGCTGCGTCTATTTGTTTAATAGCCTCAGGATCGTTCTTAAACACCTTGTACGCGCCTGTGAATGCTGCCTTCAAGTCATCAACTGTTTTGGCCTCTGAAAGCGTTTTTATGTGGTCGTCTACGGAAGGCTTATCTTCATCTGGTAGATCCTCTCCAGCGTAGATATACAGCCCGATACCGTGGAGCGAGATAGCTTTAGCTAGACACCTTTGCATCGCCGTGTTGACCTGGAAAGCGTCTGGGTTAGAGATTGCTTTGTTACGGTGATCCATGACAGGAAGTTGTGCGGTGCGAGATACGCCAAATGCTTTTACCTCGCAAAACACCATCACGGTGTCGCCCCACATCTGATGGGATTTGTACTCCCAGGTAGCCGTAGGGTCGTGTTGCAACAATGTATCTACAGCCCATGCCCACGAGAGGTAAGAAAGTCCATTTTTCTTCTCGACCTTATCGGTTACGTTGATCTTTCTAAGTTCGTTGAATTTCATGTTTGGCTCCGTTACTTTATGAACAGGAAGAGCAGTGTTCCGTAGCAAATCCCCAATAGCGCGCATAGTGCCCAGTCACTCCTCGTTATCTTGTACTTGGTCAAGTTCATACTCCTGTTGTTCCAACTGTTGTTGTAGCTCATAGTCTCTTTCCCTTTCGCGGTCATATTCGTAAAGTTGTCTGTCTAGCCACCAGTCGTAGTCAACGCTCATTGAAGTTCCATTGTGTAGATGGTGCAGAACTGTTCTACGTTGGCTGTAAATACAACCTCGTTGATCTTGATGTTGTAGTCATTGTCGAAGTATTCCTTGATGATTTTTTCTAACTGCTCTTGTGTAAGTACGATTTTCATGTTGGCTCCTTGTTGTGATGGAGTAATCTTAGGCTCATCAACCACTAAAGACTGTCATCGTGACGACAATCTCTGCCACTGATACCAAAAAGAAACGCCGTTCGTCGGTAAGTCCTACTCAGAGGTCTCTAGCCTTACTTAGGGAGCGAGGTTATTTATGCCAAATAGTCGAGCACTGGAACCCTTGGGCTCGTATTCGACAAGACCTTTTCAGTATCGGAGACATACTTTGTCTCAGAGACGAAGAGACTCTGCTGGTGCAGACAACGAGCAGGGCTAACATAAACGCCAGGGTGAAGAAGATAAGCGAGTGTGAGCATCTTCCGGCTATCCTGAGAGCAGGATGGAAGATCGAGGTCCACGGATGGGGGAAGCTAAAGGAAGGGTGGACTTGTAAGGTCATCGAAATTTGATTTAGACTGTCGATTGTTTCACCGCATTGGCTAGGGTAGCTCCCGAAGAGCGGTTTCGTCACCCGCCTGCCAAATGCACCTCCAGTGACGATAAACCTAGACGAGGTTTGTATGCACTACTATCCGCATCACATCGGGGATTTTCTGCGTGACACCGTTTCGCTGACCCCACAAGAATCCTACTTTTACCTGCGCTTAATCTGGCTTTACTACGAGTCAGAAAAGCCGCTTCCAAACGACATTGAAGCCTTGGCTTTCAAGATAGGAGCAAGAGGTAACGAAGAATCTCTTAGCCTTCTGCTTCGGACGTTCTTCACATACGAATCAGATCTGAATTCATATACGCATCAGAGGATTGACGGGGAAATTAGCAAGTATCAACGCAAGGCTAACTCTGCTAGAGGTGCGAATCAGATCCGTTGGACATTAGAAAAGGATAAGAAATCAGATCTGAAATCAGATGCGGATCAGATCCCAACCAATAACCAACAACCAATAACCAATAACCAACAACCAAATATAAATACACGCTCGGCAAGCTCGCTTCGTCCTGATGATGTTGATGAATCGGTTTGGGCTGATTTCAAGGCTCTTAGGAAGGCTAAGAAATCGCCTATCACTGACACAGCCATAAAAGGGATCAGAAAAGAGGCTTCTAACGCAGGCATATCGCTTGAGAAGGCTTTGCAGCTTTGCTGCGCTAGAGGCTGGCAGGGATTCAAGGCTGAGTGGGTTACAGACGATCTCAAGAAGGATGACCATTACAAGCAGTCTTTGGACATCATCTTTGGCAGAAACAGGCGAGAGAAGGACATTACGCCTCGTCAAGACTTGTTGGAGGGCTAATCATGGACTTGCAAGTGATCGAAGCCATCTTCAAGAAACTTTCCATGACTTACGGAAAGGCTTTTCTCGACCAGTATCGAGACATGAATATGCAGGAGGTTATGGAGAACTGGGCTCACGAGTTATCTGGCTTTGCAAACCTTCCTCAT